TGAAATGGGAGGAGGAATCCATCCCGGCATCATTCGTTCTTCCGGCATTACGGAAGGCGGCAAAACCAGCAACGCTTTGTCGTTTGCTCGTAATTTTCAACTCTTGCATCCTGAGAAGGGTTGCATTATTTATATCAAATCAGAGGGCCGACTCAGTGAAAGTATGGTTTCAAGGTCTGGAGTCAACACTGATCCCAGCAAATGGCGAGTTATCCCAACTAACGATTACGAATTCGTAACCGATACGATGCGAGAGCTTATCAAAGACAATGATGATGGAAATATTTATTTCTTTATCATCGACAGCCTTGACGCTCTTGTCCCTAGAAATGACTTGGCTAAATCAGCCACTGAAGCGAACAAGACTGCTGGAGCGGCGCTGCTTACTTCAGATCTTTTGCGAAAGATGGCGGCAGCTTTCTCTTCGAGAGGTCATGTATGCTTTATCATTTCTCAGGTTAGGTCTTCCATCAAGATCAATCCATACGAGAAGGGCGATCCGAAGGTTACTAATGCCAGCGGCGGAAACGCTGCTCTTCACTATTCAGATTGGATTCTTGAATTCCAGCAGAGATGGAATAAAGATTTCATTTATGCCAATGCTAAGGGCGAAGGCAATCCTGTAGGTCATTGGTGCAAAATTGTGTTCAAGAAGACTCCTAACGAGAAGTCTGGCAGAGAGGTTCGCTATCCAATCAAGTATGGACGCTCCAATGGATCAAGCGTTTGGGTAGAGTATGAGATTGTGGATCAGCTTTTGGCTTGGGAGTTTGCTCATGCCAAGGGAGCTTGGATCACTATTACAGATGAGCTTATCAAAGAGCTTGCTGAAAATAATCTTGAAATGCCCAAGCAGCATCAAGGAGAGGCTAATCTAAAGAACTTCTTAGAAGAGCATCAAGATATTACTAAGTATCTATTCAATAAATTTATTAGCGCTCTTAAGAAATGAAGCTGTTTAATGTGTACGGAAAGGCTGTAAGCAAAAATGTCTCTCAATATTTGATTGACTGGGATGCTTCTTCTCGATCTAAAGTACAATTCAATACTAAACAGTTTCTTAAAAAGTACTGGAAGAATCATATCGTTTACGAAGAGTTTCCTGTATTTGGATCTAGACTCAAAGTAGACATAGTAAATGCAACTCTTAAAATCGCTGTAGAGGTGCATGGCAAGCAGCATTCTGCTTTCAATAAGTTTTTTCATGGGGACTCTAGACTCAACTATCTAAAGTCCATCAAAAGAGACGTAGCAAAAGAAAAGTGGCTTTCTTTGAATAACTTTCATCTAATTGAAATTTACGAAAATGAAGTCAAAGACCTGTCAGAGCAGTTTTTCAAGGACAAATTTAATATCAATCTTTAATGTCAATTTACTCCCTTCAAATCGAGAAGTATACCATATCTGGGCTAATCAAGCATCCAGAAGCTTTTGCTGACATAGAGTCTTTTATCAATGAGAAAGACTTTATTAATGAGGTCCATTATACTATTTTTTGCGTCTTTAGAGAGACGTTTAGTAAGGGCGAGCAGATAGATAAAATTCTAATAGCTCAAAAAGCCCAAAATCTCGGCATCACATTTAAGGATCAGTCAATTGATATTTTTAATTATGTCAATAGCGTATGCCTTATCCCAACTACGAAGCAAGGCTTGATTGAAGCCGCTAAAGAGCTTGTAAAGTATAGAATCCGAAGAGAAATCGAAGCTACAGGCCAAGAGATCAAAGCTTTCGCTCATAATTGTGCTGAAAAGCCAATCGAAGAAATCATCACCGAAGCAGATAAAATATACAATAGTAAGATCTGCGTTTACACCAACGAGAATAATAAACCAGAAGATGTCACCAACAACATTATTGAAATAATTGAAGAGAGAGGAAATAATCCCATCTCTGAAAATGGCCTTCAAACCCCATACGATAACTTCAATCGTTTATATGGCGGCATTCGCCCCGGTAATCTTTACGCTTGGGTAAGTCGCCCAAAGCATGGCAAATCTACAATCCTTAATGATCTCGCTATTAAAGTAACAAGTATTAACAAAGGATGCAAAGCTCTTGTTCTTGACACAGAAATGTCTACAATAGACATGAAGTTCAGAATAGCTTCATCTCTTACTGGTATTCCAGTATGGCATCTTGAAACCGGCAACTGGAAAAAGAATGCTCAGCTTTATACTAAATTCGAAGAAAGCAAAACTGTAATTAAAAGCGTGAGCAATCAAGTCGATCATCTTCAGGTTGCTGGAAAGCCAATCGAAGAAATTGTTTCTATTGTAAAACGCTGGTACTTTTCTAAAGTTGGTCGCGGCAATCAATGCGTAATCATTTATGATTATATTAAGCTAACTGGAGAGTCTGACAAGAACAAGCAAGAATATCAATTAATTGGCGAAAAAGTTAATTCATTGAAAGAGCTTTCTCTTGAGTTAAATGTTCCAATTCTGACAGCTTGCCAATTGAATCGCAGCGCAGAGAATGGCGTTGACGATAGTAGCGCAATCTCTCAATCTGATCGCTTGCAGTGGTACGCTTCATACGTTGCAATCTTCAGGCGTAAGACTGTTGAAGAGATTGCTGGAGACGGTCAAGAGTTCGGATCTCATAAAATGATTCCGCTTGCTACTCGATTTCAAGGCAGAGATTCTCAAGGTCACCATGACATTGTAAGAATTCAAGAAGGCAGATCAGTAAGATATCAGCCTAATTTTATCAGCTTTAATATTGCTAACTTCAATGTAGAAGAGCGCGGCACTTTGTCTGATATCGTAGAGGCTAGAGCTTTGCGTCCAGAGCTAGATGATTCAGATTCGGATGGCGAAGTGCTTTGATATTTTTTATGAATGACTGCGAATCCGTCAGGGTAATTCTTCAAGATATAGGTTATGTTCTAACTGATCATGGTAAAGAATATAGAACAAGGCCTTTATATAGAGATTCAGATAACGATCATGTTCTAAGAATATGGAAGAACTCTGGGCAGTGGGTTGACTTCAAAGAAAATATCAGTGGATCTTTAGAGGATCTAGTTAGACTGACATTAAAACTGAAGTCCATCGACGAAGCAAAGAACTGGATTTCAGCAAAAGGCATAGACACTTCTTATAGAGAAGAAGATCGGCCAAAGCCAACAATAAAACAGACTTCTACTTTTGATAAGTCTTTATTAATAAAGCTATTAAGAGATAACTCTTATTGGATTGATCGTGGCATCTCAGCCGCTACCTTGGAGCCTTTCCAAGGAGGAGTCGCTACCGGAGGGAAGATGTTTAATAGATATGTTTTCCCAATCTTTAACAATAAAGATGAAGTAATAGGATTTGCTGGCAGAGACGTATCTAAGATGTTGATGGAAGGCAGGCCGAAATGGAAGCTGCTGGGAGATAAGAAAGAATGGGTCTATCCAGCAAAGGTTAACGTTAAAGATCTCAAAGCTAACGAGAATATAATACTAGTTGAGAGCATAGGAGATATGCTTGCTCTAAGAGAAAACGGCATCAAGAATGTAATTGTTTCTTTTGGACTTAACATAAGCAGCGCGATAATATATTCTCTGATATCTTTAAATCCTAAGAAAATTGTCATAGCTTTTAATAATGATGGCTTGCTTACTGGAGCAGGTAATAGAGCAGCAGAAACAGCCAGACAAACTTTGATGAATTACTTTGATAGTTCTCAAGTCAAAATTGGCCTTCCTAATGGGGCTAAAGACTTTGGAGACATGCACCTGAAAGATAAAAACAAGATCATAGAATGGCACAACTCAATCAAATAAAAACCGAAAAGGTAAAACTTAGCGCCAGCAAGATTAAGACTATTGAAGGTTGCAGTTGGCTTTACTATACTAAGTATATTCTTAAGCTTCCTGATATTTCTAATTCTGGAGCTTCGAGAGGCACTATTTGTCATTTAATTTTTGAGCTTCTCTTAACTGATAGGCATAAAAAATACTTTGATGATCTATGTTCTGGTAAAGCTGGCGTCATTAAAAATCCAGCCATCCATAGATTAATATTAAAAAACGCTAAAAAGCTAAAAGTAAATGATGAAGAAAATTTGGATCTAATCTATTCCATGATCCAGACTGGTCTTCAAAGCGACTTCTTTTGTAGCGGGGCTATTCTTGTCGAAGCCGAATCTGAGTTTAAGCTAGAGGAAGATGATTATATTATCAATGGCTTTATTGATAAGCTTGCAAAATTTAACGATACCAATTATAAAATTTACGACTATAAGTCAAGCAAAGGAAAATTCTCTAAAGAAGAAATCGACTTCAATCTGCAAAACTTAATGTATTCTTTGGCTGTATTTAAGACAAAGGGTTACATTCCAGATGTTTCTTTTATTTTTCTTAAGTTCAAGAAGCAGCCAATTCAAGAGGCCCCGAAGCCAACAGTAGAGCAATTAGAAGGATTCAAGTCTTATTTGAGCTATGTTGCTGGATATATAAATTCTTTCGATGAGAAGACGGCCACCGCAAATCTTGCTGCAAGTAGCCCAAAGAAGCGATGGATGTGCGGAAGCGATGTCCAAGGTAAGTGGATATGCCCATCTCGCATGCCAGCGACTTTTTACATTGGAGTTGATGAAAACGATAAATTTATAAAGTCTTCTTTCAATAAAGAATCTTTGATAAACGATCCCAAAGTGAAGCTAGTAAATAAAAAAGAATATTCTGGATGCCCGTACTGGCGCAAGGATGACCCAACTTTTTGATTGACTTCTGGGCAGGACAGCGCATACTGCCTCATGGAGTATTCAGCGATCCCGCTTTTTAAATCCCATTATAGCCTTGGTAAGTCTATCCTAACGCTTTCCAAGGCTGGGTCTAGCGAGGCGGACGAGCCAAGTTCTATATTAGACATTGCTAAAAAGCTAAAGCTAGAGAACTTATATCTAGTAGATGATTCTATTTCTGGTTTTCTAGAAGCGTATAAGTCCTGTGAGGATGCTAAAATAAATTTAAGGTTTGGCCTTCGCTTAACTATTTGCGACGATATCGACAATAAGACTGCCGAATCAAGAGATAAAGAGCATAAAGTAATAGTATTTATTAAAAATACTGAAGGCTATAAAGATCTGATTAAAATCTCTACTGTCGCCAGCACGAATGGTTTCTATTATTATCCAAGAATAGATTGCAAAACTCTCAAAGAGCTATGGAATGAAAACAATCTCTGCATTGGGATTCCATTTTATGACTCTTATGTTTTCAAAAATAATCTAACTTATAGCATTTGCGTTCCTGATTTTAGCTTCTGCAAGCCAGTTTATTTTGTAGAAGATAATAATTTGCCATTCGATGGCATTCTTAAATCTAAAATAGAAGAGATTGTAGGAGATAAAAATCTTGCAGTTAAGTGCCAATCTGTCTACTATGAAAACAAAGAAGATTTCTTGGCTTATCTAACTTTCAGGTGCATTTCTGAGCGAACCACTTTGAACAAGCCTAATCTGGAACACTGCTCTTCAAACGAATTCTGCGCCGAATCATTCAAGGAAAAATATGGAAAATGAACTACTGAGATTTGACAAGTCTAAACGACTTGTTTTTATCGACTGCGAAACCTTAAACCTTTGTCTTAACTTCTGCCAGAATCTTCCGTGGCAGGTTGCAATGCTTGATACTGTTGGCGGCAAGAAGATCGATGAGCGAGATTTCTTGATTAAGTGGGATACTAATCTTAAAATATCTGAAGATGCAAAACGAATCACAAG